GTATGGGATTTAATTTTAACTTTGGTTTTGGTAATAATACACCTCAGATAATCGAAAGAGATTCTAGCGGTAATATATTCTTTGAGATATTCTCAGGAACACAAGCATCGAAATTTAAAAGCGAACAGGATAAAATAAATACAGTATTATCTAATCCTGCAGTTCTTAAAGTATTTGCTTTAAATTGCGACCTTTTTAGTTTAGGTAAAATAAATGATGACTTTCTTTATACTCAAAGAAAAAAGCCAAACTTTAAGCAGAACTGGACGCAATTCTTATGGGATTATATGTTTTTCACTCAGTTAGGTACTGCATACCTTTGGACACCTAATAACAAGTTAAATGAAACATCACCTATCCAATGGCTTAATCCTGCTAATATTGAATTTGATACTAATCTAATTGACAAGATAAACAATCTTATTTTATCTAATATTACATACAAAGAACTAATAAAAGGTACTATTAAGTATAACTTTGGTAATACTACAAAGTTAATTCCATTAAGTGAAATAACACCTTTTTACGACCTTACTAACTCGGTATCTGATAATTCATTTAAAGGAATATCTAGAATTGATGCACTTTATAAAATTATATCCAATTCAGAAAATGCACTAAATGCGAAATCTATTAATTTAGAGTTTAGTCAAAAGTTCGTTGCAAGTTCTAAAAGTGAAAGTTTAGAATCGGTTAATATGACCGATACAGAAAAACAAAGTATAGAGGGTATTGTTAGAAGTAATAAGACTGTTCACGCTATTAAGAAACCTATTGATATTAAAAGGTTTGTTGATGATATTGCACGTCTTAAATTAGATGAATGCTTTTATAATGATTACTTTATGATTGGTTCTATGTATGGTATTCCTAGAGATGTGTTAGAAGCTAATCTAAAAGGTAGTACTTATGAGAATCAAGAAAAAGCAGTTAATAGACACGTGGAGTATGTTTTAAAGCCAAAAGGACAAATGCTTACTGATTCATTTGAGGATTTATTTAATTACTCCGATTTAGTTATGAGCTGGGAACATTTAAGCTTTAACCAAGTCTTTGAAAGAGAACGTCAAGAAGTAATAAAGTTAAAATTAGAGAATGAAATACTAGCCAAAGAAAATAACATTAATCTAAATGAATTATGAAAGACTGCTGTAAAGAGTGTAAAGATGGCAAAGTATGCGCATCCGAACTAAAAGAAGCTAAAAAAAAGGAACTTAACAAGATAGTACTGAAAAATGGAAATAAACGAGATACTAAAAAATAAAGATGAAATAATTGCTATTAAAAAAGCAGTTGTTAAGCATTCTGATTCTGTTTGTACTTTACCAATTAAAGACGTTTCTGAAACGATTAAACTAGCTTTAGATGGCGAAGAAAGTACATTTAAAAGAGTAATTGCAAATACTTACTATTGGTTAGATTCTCACGGTGATGTACACGTTAAAGGATGCTTTACTAAGTCTATCAAAGAAAGTAAAATATTTCACTTTGATAATCATAATCATTCATTTGCTTCTAAGGTAGGCAATGTTAAGAGCGTTAAAGAAGTTCCTTTTAAATGGTCTGATTTAGGTATTGATAAAGAAGGTAAGACTATTTGTGTAGTTGGAGAATCTGAACTAATTGAAGATTATAATTGTCAAGTATTCGATGCTTATAAAAATAACGAAATTACACAGCATTCTGTTGGTATGGTTTATGTTAAGTTAGATTTAGCAATAAACAATCCGCAAGAAGTAGAAGCTTACAAAGTATGGAATGAGATATATCCAATGCTAGGTAATCCTGAAGAAGCTGATAAAATGGGGTATTTCTGGGCAATTAGAGAAGCTAAATTAAAAGAATATAGCTGTGTGTTATGGAGTGGTTCAAATACTCTTACACCTGCTTTAAGCGATAAAACGGAAGCCGAGCCAATCACTACCGAACCCGAGCCAACCGATGAGGTTACTCAAAAATTAACCGAAAACGAATTTAATAATTTACTTAACAAATTTTAACTAATGATTACAAAAGAACAATTAGATGAATTAACCGCAAAGGTTGAATCTTACAAATCGCAAGATGCTGAGGTTACTGCTTTAAAAGCTGAAATCGAAGCATTAAAAGGTAAAGAAACTATTGAGAAGTCAGAGTTTGAAAACCTACAAGAACAAGTAAACCAACTTAAAGAAGCTGGTAAAAACGAACCTAAAAACGAATCTATGTTAGAAACAATTAAAGCTAATCGTGCAAAGATTGACGGTGCTACTCGTGAAAAAGGTAACGGTCAAGTATTTGAAATGACTGTAAAAGCGGACACATTAAGAGCTTCTGTTGCTAATAACCCTTATGCTTTAGACTTAAATGAAATCGGTCAATTAGCTACAAGACGTTTAACTGTTTACGATTTATTCCCTAAATTAAGCGTTCCTATGAACTCTAACGGAGTAGTTCGTTATGTGGATTGGGATGAAGCTACAAAAGTAAGAGCAGCCGCTGCAGTTGCTGAGGGTGCAGTTATTCCTGAATCTACTGTAAAATTTGCAACTTACACTTTGAACTTGCAAAAAGTAGGTGTTACAGTTCCAGTATCTGAGGAGTTCGCTTATGATGACAACCTATTAATGCAAGAGGTTCGTAATTTCTTAGTTAATGATGTACTTTTAAAAATTGATACTGATTTAATTGCAGGAAATGGAACAGCTCCAAACATTAAAGGTCTTACAGCTTCTGCAACGGCTTATACTGCTGTAGCTAGTGGGATTACAGATGCTTCTATCTATGATTTAATTGTGGATATGAAACGTTCTATTACTGTTGGTGGTGGTTCTAAATATAACCCTGACTTTATCTTAATGAACATTGTTGATATTAACAAAATGTTACTTAAGAAAGATGTAAACAAGCAATACGTAGCTCCTCCATTTGCTCAAGGTGGTAATGGTGTTTCTGAGTTAGTTGTTTCAGGTGTTAGAGTAATCGAATGTAACGCTGTAACTGCTAATACTGCTATTCTTGGAGATTCTCGTTTTGCTAGAATTTATGAAGAAGCTGGTTTTGTAGTTGGAATGGGTTATGACGGTGCGGATTGGTCTTCTGATATGATGACTTTGAAAGCTAGAAAACGTTTGAACTTATTAGTTAGAACTGCAGATGCTACAGGATTTGCAAAAGTAGCTTCTATTAGTGCTGCATTAACTACTTTAGCTACTTAGTAGTATGGTAAAAGTAGAGTTTATAGAAGACTTTGCTGGAAAAAAGAAAGGCGAGATTTGGGAGTGTGACTCCCTGCTCGCTTCTCAATTAGTCAGAATAGACAAAGTAGCGAAGTATCACGAACCTAAAAGCAAAAAATAATGTATCTAATTGACTCATCATATTTTATCAAAGAATTAAGTGTTCCGAACATTAACGAAATGGATTCGGATAACTTAGACATATTAAATCAGTATATTGATAAGTATAGCCGTCAATTATTACAAACTGTTTTAGGTTATGATTTGTTTAAAGTATTAGATTCCAATATTACAGCAGGCGTTTTAAATGTAGGAGCACCTGCAAAATGGCTTGACTTAGTAAATGGAGTTGAATACACAAAAGATGGTAAAACTTATAAATGGAAAGGCTTATTACATACAGAGGGCTTATTTAAAGGCTCTTTATTAGCTACATTTGTATTTTATAACTGGTTTAAAGATAATGTAACTACAGTAACAGGAACAGGGGAAAAAAGTATTAAAGCCTTTAATTCTGAAACTGTAAACTCAAATCAAAGATTAGTAACTGTTTGGAATGACTTTGTATCGGAATATCAAGGTAATAATACACGATTCCCGACTGTTTGGTATAAAGGAAATACAAAAGTTATTGATTGGTTTGGTAGTGGCGAGAATTTAGGTTATGTAAGTTTGATTCAATATTTAAGTGATAAAGAATCCGATTTTAGTAATGCTAATTTGTACATTTACAACAATCAAAATCAATTTGGGTTATGATAGTAGTAGAAGACAAATTAACAGCTATATTTGACCAATTACCACTAATTAAAGGATTTAAACCTAAATTTAACTGGGGTAGTCAAGATACATTAAATCTTTACCTATCGCAATTAAAACAAACCAATAAATATCCGTTAATTTGGTTAGTTGAAAGTCCTGATACTGTAAATGTGAGAATGGTTGAAAAGTCTATTAAATTAATTATAGCAAAACAATCAGTACACACAACAAATACAAATCCTATCATTTGGGAAACTGAATTTAAAGAAGTATTAAATCCACTTTTAGAAAATGTCATAAAAGCATTAGAAAGAAGTACGATTACTGAAATTAAAGATAGTAAGTATAAAATACAAAGGATTAGCAACTACTCAGAGGACAACGGGAAAACCGCAAAAACTATTGATAATTGGAATGTTATCATATTAGAATTAGACGTATATTTCAAAGAAAATTGTTTAAAACAAATTAAATTTTAAAACTTATGCCATTATTAACTGACATCGTAAATTCTGTAAATTGCTCAGCAGCTTCTTTTTTAGGAACTGGATTGAAGCATTGTAAAACAGATATTAAAAGAGTAACAACTCTAGGACTTATCGAGCGTGGTCTTATTTTCGATAACGCCGACGGTCTTAATTTAGCTTACATTCAAGAGCTACAACAACAAAACAAACTGATCATATTACAGGGAGTTGTTGAAATGAATGATAATACTGCAGAGGATACAATTATCACTCGTGCAGGTTCAGGAGAAAAGATTGTAGCAGGTAAAAATCCATACGAAGACACAGCTGTATTTGATAACGGATTGAACTTTCACAAAGCTTTAACCTCTTTGAGTTCACACCGTCAATTTGATTTGATTATGTGGGATTCTAAAGGTGATGCTATTTTTACACAAAACAAAGCAG